TGCAAAATTAGGTATTTCAGAATGGGATATTGTAGAAATTATACCTCAAACTAATTTATTTTTTGAAGAAACATTACAAGGCTTAAATGAAGCTTTAAATCATACCAAAACTTATAACCCAGCTACTGCTAAAACTGATACAGGTAAAGATAGATTAGACCTTTTACCATATGCAGGGCTTGCTAGTGCTGCTAAGGCTTTTGAATATGGATTAAAGCAGTATGGTCATAATAACTATCAAAATGCTAAAAGCTACAGACCGTTTTTAGCTGCTGCTGCACGTCATTTAGCTAAAAAATTAGATGGAGAGGACTTAGATAGTGACTCAGGCTTAGACCATATTTCTCACTCTTTAGCGTGCCTTTTAATGGCAGAAAAACTAAAATTTTTAGGAAAACCAATGACTGATTTAGAAACACATAAACCTTACGGGGTACGTAATAAACCAAAGGAGTAAATAAAATGAGCCACAATGAAACAAGTTCAAATTATAAATGTACTTGTAAGGACTGTAAAAAACAAAGAAATAGAGACTCTGGCGGGTCTGGTATTTATTATGATGATGATGAAGAGTAATAACATGAAACTTTTAGAAAAAATTGAATTAGGTATTATTATATTACAAATCCTAACAGGCATTACGGCAGTATTATTAGGAATTATTGCTTTATCTACACCTAAAACAAATAGTAAAAATGTTAAATGCCCAACAAATTCAGAAAAAGTCTATTTGTTTTGCAATAAGGAATAAATAAAATGAAAATAAAAGAATTAATTAAGGCTTTACAAGAATATGAAAATTTAGACGCTGAAATATGTATTGATAATTCAGCCAATGAGTATGAACCAAGTAACCTTATAAGTATGTACCTTATTAAAAATAGTGTAGTAGATAAAAAACAAAGTAAATATTCAATTTTACTTACAGATGTAAATTCAAATTGGTGTTATAGTAATTTAATGATTACAAAATGTATTTATTCATCGGAGACATAAAATGAAAGAAGGAGACTCAATAAAATGAAACAACTAACAGTAGGACAACTTATAGAAGAATTATCAAACTATGATAAAAATGTTATTATAGATATAAATGTGATTATGGAATTTAAAGACGGCAATACAATATGTGGATATAGTAGCAATTTAAGTCTTGAAGAATCTTTATATATAGACGATGAGTTTGTTGATGATGGGTCGAATACTTTATATTTTGAAATTCATGTAAAAGCAATTGAAAGGAGTAAATAAAATGGCGAGACAAATAACACTAGCAGAAGTATTAAAAAATAGAGATAAACAATTTCCCAATGAATACAATAAAACAATAGAAATGAATTTATTAAAAACTATTCAAGCAGTTGATGAGTTTTTAAGTGATTATACTGGTAAAATTGTTGTAACATCAGGTCGGAGAGATAGTTATAGTAATAAATTAGCTGGAGGTGCTCCCAATAGTTGTCATTTATTAGGACTAGCATTAGATTTACAAGATAAAAACGGCGACCTTAGAAAATATATTTTAAAAAATTTAGAAAAAGCCCAAACATTAGGTATTTTTTTTGAAGATTTTCGTTCTACGCCTATATGGGCACATTGTCAAATATCCCCACCAAAATCAGGGCACCGCATATATATACCAAATACCTTACCATTTAAAGACCCGAATTTATGGGATGGTGTATATGACCATAAATATGATTTGGTGACCCATTGATTACTCAAAAATATTTAAAATCTATATTAAATTATAATGAAAAAACTGGTGATTTTATTTGGGTTAATACACATAAAAATACATCATTTATGTTAAATAAAATCGCAGGAAATTTAGATAGTCATAATTATATAATTATTAGAATCAATAAAAAAGCATATAAAGCTCACAGGTTAGCATGGCTATATGTGTATGGAGAGTGGCCTAAAAATTATATTGACCACATTAATGGAATACGTAATGATAATAGAATTGAAAATCTACAAGATGTTACTAAAAGAAAAAATCAACAAAATCAAAAACTTCATAGACAAGGTAATTTAGTTGGAGCTTCTTATCATAAAGCTTCAAATAAATGGCAAGCAAGAATTTTAATAAATGGAATTAGAATATATTTAGGTTTATATAATACAGAACTTGAAGCACATAATAGGTATTTATTAGAATTAAATAAATTAAATCAATAAGTTACATCTTATTTAAAGTGAAAATGCTTACCTTTTGTATACCACAGGAGTTAAGTAATGGGATTACAAGACAGTGTAAATATTAGAGAAGTTGAAAAAGACGATTTAATTTTTATATTATCGAGTAGTATCTCATGCTTAAGCAAGTATACAGAATCTATTTTTAAAGGTTGGAATCAATCCGATATATACGCCTACCTTAATCATCTTATCATTCAAGCATTACATAAAATTGATTACTCTATCTTTATAGCCTGCCTTAATTCCGATTCTAACCATATTGTTGGATATATTATTGCCGACCCTACATCAAATTACATATTTTTACAATATACTAAATATTCATATAGAAATTTAGGTATACAAAAACACTTATTAATGCCGTTGGTTGTAAATCAAGAAGAACAAATTAAAGTAGCTTGGCCTACTAAAGAAATGCTTAAACTTAAAACTAAAAATAAAATTACTGTTGTAAATAAAACCATTATCGATTTAATTAAGGAGTAAACATGAAAATCGTTAAAGTTTATACAAAAGAAGCAATTCAATCACTAGGTATGAATAGCTCATTTGACGCACGAAAACCATTCAGTAATGGTGTAATATATCCAATTACTTTATCGCCAGAATTAAGAGTCATTAAAATTAATACTACACTAATACCATTAGAAAACATTAAAGAAATGGTAATAGAAGAAGAACCAGTTAAAGAATCAAAATCTAAAAAGGCTGAATAATGAAACAATATTTTAGTAAAATATCATTTAAATTATATGTTTTAAAAAGAAAATTAAAATATTTATTTAATCCAGGCTTAAAAGAGCAAATAAACAAAAAAGCTGAAAAATTACTTGGTGGTAAAGTTATTGAAACTACTGACGTATTACATGGAATAAGACCAGAAGATTTAATTGAAAAAGAATGGCCATTTAATAAACATCATTATAAATGCACGTGTGGTAAATGTTATAAATGAATGAATTAGAACAGTTATACAAAATTGCCCCAGTTTATAGAGAATTGTTCCCACATCAATTACAATTTGCTTTGTCACCATCTAGGTTTATAACTGCTCTATGTTCTTCCCGTGCTGGTAAAACTAAAGTATGTGCTGCTATTGCCATTCAAGAACTTATGGCTAGACCAAACTCATTAGGACTATATTTAGCACTTACTGATAAATCTGTTGCTGATATATTTTTTCCACCACTTAAAGAATTTTTAGCTAAATATTGTCCACAAGCCAAAGTTACTGAAGATGAAGTCACATTTCCTAATGGTTCTAAGCTTTTAATCGCTGGAGCCAATAACATGATGAAAATTGAATCATTTCGTGGTATTAAATTATTATTTTGTATTATTGATGAAGCTGCCTCATTTAGACAACACATATTACGTTATTTAATAGATGAAATCATTATACAACGTTTATCTGACTTACAAGGTAAGTTAATGCTTATTGGTACCCCTGCTGCTCATTGTATGGGGTTATTTTATGAAATTACAGAAAAAAATAGTGAAGAGGGTTGGGATAACCATAGATGGTCAGCATTTGATAATCCATATATGGTTGAACAATGGAAACATGACGCTAAATTGTTTTTAACACGTAAAAAAGCTACAGAAGCAAACCCTAAATATCGTAGAGAATTTTTAGGTCAATGGTGTACTGATGAAGAGCTATTAATGATTAAACCATTTAGAGTTGATAATCCATCTACTCCGTTTAGTACAGAAACTTGGAGAACTGTAATCGGTATTGACTTTGGGTTTAATGACCAAACGGCTTTTAGTGTAATTGGTTGGCGTAAAGATATGCCAAAAGCTTATGTATTAGAAACATATGGCGAAGCTCAATTATCAGTATCTGGAATTGCTAAACATTTACAAAGACTTAAAACAAAATATAAACCTATGAAGATTGTTGGTGACCCAGCAGGTGCTTCTAAAATTATAATTGCAGAATATTCTGAAAAATATCATATACATATTGACCCTGCTCAAAAATCTAATAAAGCTGATTACATAGAAATTTTTAATGACGCATTGATTAATGATGAATTGATTCTATGCCCAAATACTACAAATGAGTTACAAACTGAAATGAAAGCAATAGTATGGAATGATGACCATACACGAGAACTTGAAGGTATGAAATGTGACCACTTAGACGCTACATTATATGCTTTTAGAGAATCATTAGAATATTTAGAAAAGATTCCAGTTCCAATCATTATGGATGATGCGGAAAAAGAACGTCAGTTTTTATCAAAAGTAATTAAAGAAGATAAAAGAATTAAAGACTTACATCAAGGCGATACATTTTTTGATGATATTGCTACATTTTTAAACCAATAAGAAAAAAGTTAAAATGCTTTAAATTGTTATAAAGCTTACCTAAAGGATGGCAATGTGATTAATAACAACTTACAATATAACCCACAATCTGGCGTATTTACTCGTGGGAATAAGATTATTGGCACAAATTTAAATGGTTATTTAATCACGACAATAAATAAAAAAATTGTTAGATTACATAGACTTGCATGGTTTATGTATTATAATAAATGGCCAAATAATTATATTGACCATATTAATGGAATTAAAACAGATAATAGAATTGAAAATTTACGGGAAGCCACTAACCAAGAAAATCAGCAAAATAGGTATTATCATAGACAAGGTAAATTAGTTGGTTGCACATATCATAATAAAAAATGGCGTGCTAGGGTTCAACTTAATAATAAATCTATTTATATTGGTCATTATAATTCAGAATTGACAGCTTTTGAGGCATACAAAGCAATGAATTGGTTAATTGCTGAGGTTAATAAATTATGATTAAAAATTCAAAAAATAGTACATGGCCAGATTGGTCAGATTCCGAAAAAGGCAAAGCAAACGTTACTTTGTTTGCTATGATTAATGATTATGATAGAAATATGAATAAAGCTATAAGTACAGGTAATCTTTATGGATTAGCTGCTTATACTGGTAATGGTAATAGCCAAATAAGTCAATATGGTTATATGACTGATATTGATAATACTCAACAATTAGGTTCAAGTTCTGCTCCAAGATTATCTTTAAACTTAACCGCTGCAATGATTGATACGTTGGTTGCCAAATTAGCAGCAATGGATGCTGTCCCAAAAGCAATTACAAATAAAAGTAATGCTCATGGCAGACAATTAGCAAATAATTTAAATGATATAATATCAGGTATTGAACATAAATACAATATAAAACATTTGTTAAATCTTGCAAAACGTGATGCAATGATTAATAAAGTTGGATATATTAAAGTTGTTCCTGAAAATAAAAAAGCTGGATTAGATTTAAAAGTTGAAAGAGTATATTCCAATGAAGTCATTATTGACCCATCGGATGGTTATTATAATGACCCATATAAGATGATACATAGAAAAGTTATTCCTAAATCTGTTGCTATTAAATTATTTCCAAAATTTAAACAACAAATTGAAGACTGCAAAGTAATTGAAGTAAGACAAGCACAAAATACAATGACTTACACCCCTTCAATAATGATTGTTGAAGCTTGGTGTAAAAATACTTATTTAAAAAATGGTCGTCATGTTATTGCTATTGAAAATCATACAATACTTGATGAAGATTACGATAAAGACTATTTTCCTATTGTTAAATTAGATTATAATGAGCCTGTTATTGGGTGGCTTGGGCAATCTGTTATCGATGAATTATCCCCACTACAAAAAGAAGTAGATAGAATACTTGCTACCATGCAAGCTATTATGAAATTAGTATCTATTCCACGTATATTTTATGATATCAATTCAAATATGAACCCTGACCATTTTACCAATAAAGTTGGTTTAATGATTGGCATGGATTTAAAAAATGGTACTGCCCCAATCATTCACAATGGTGCAGGTATGCCGCCTGAATTAATGCAACAATTGCAATTTGTTGTTTCTCAGATGTATAGTCGTATAGGTTTAACACAAACTGATACACAAGGACAACAACCATTAGGATTAGAATCAGGAGAGGCTTTAAAAACTCTTGGTAATATTGCTGCTGAAAGATGGCAATTACTTAAAAAGAATTATGAAAAAGACCATGTACGTTTAATGGAAGTTATTTTAAAAGAAATGAGTGAACATCCTATTAAAATCAATACATTAGATAAAAAAATAGGATTAAAGCAAATTTCTTCATCTATTATACCAAAAGACTTTGATTCTTTTGTATTACAAATATTGCCAGTATCTTCACTACCAACTGACCCTGCTGGAAAAATAGATACAATTGAACGTTGGGTAAATAATGGATGGGTTGATAAAGACGCTGCCGCAGAATTACTTGGAATGCCAGATTTAGAAGCTTATACTGCTCTTAAATTAGCTCCTAGAGATTATATTGACTTATCTATTGAAGAAATGCTTTCTGAAAATAAATATATAGCACCTGAACCCTATGATAACTTAGATTATGCACTTATGGTAGCATTACAAAATTATTCTTGGGAAAAGATAAATGGAAAAGATGAAGTTAAACTGCAATTATTAAGACGTTATATAAATGATTGCAATAAATTAATTAGTCAACGAGTTATGCCACAAACACCACCAGCACAAGGAGCAAACAATGCCAGTGGAACAAACAACCCAAGTAACCCAACCCCAACCAGTGGACAATAAACCAGCAGAAGAAGCTGAAAAAGTTGTTACACCCCAACCTACGGAAGATAAATTTAAAGAAAATTTTGACCGTATAGCAAAACAAGAAAAACATCAAGCAGAAATGCGTAAAAGATTAGAGGCTGAACGTGCTACATTTGAAGCTGAAAAGGCGGAATTAGCAGAGTTTAAGCGAATCAAAGCATTAAAAGTTGATAATCCATTAAAAGCATTAGAGTCTTTAGGATTAACACTCGATGAAGTTGTTAAAGCTGCCAATAACCCAAAAACAATTGACCCTGCTGCACAAAGAGCATTAGAAGCTGTTGAAAAACTACAAGCTGAATTAGCTGAAGAGCGTAGCAAAGCCCATAAAGAAAAACTTAATAAAGTTGAACAAGAATTAACAGCTAATATTGAAAAAGAAATAAAAGCTGGAGAATACGATTTAATAGAACAACTAGAGTTAAATCACACTGTTAGGGAATATATGGAAGAAATATATGACAAAACAGGTGAAATTGTTGATATTAAAGAAGCATGTAAATATGTTAATGACTATCTTGCAACCAACATTAAAAAAGTTTTAAACAGTAAATGGTTAAAAGAAGTAGAACAAAAAACAGAAGAAAAAGTTGAACAAGCTAAAGTTGAAAAACCAGTTACAACGTTATCTAATAAAATGACTTCTGAATCCCCTAAAACAAAAAAATTAATGACTGAGGAAGAAAGAATTCAAGAAGCCATTAAAGCACTTAGTCAAGTAAGGTAAAAGATAATGATTAAAATCTTAATTAGTTTAGTATTGTTAATAAGTTCATGTAGATCGGAAGAGCA